CAAATCGGGAATCAGGTATTCGATTGGCGCGTCCTCCATGGCAAAAATTTCCTGCAGGCTGCCTCCCTGTGATCCCCGTCGGTATTCCTGGTCTGCGATCAGCAACCGCACAACAGCCGCAGCTTCCCGATAACCAGCCTCCAAGGCGATCTCGTGGAGCTTGTGCTGCACTTCCGACGGATTCGGCAGCGCCATAGCTGCCGTGGCGCGATTGACGATCTCCTCGTGCGAAAGACCAGTGGTGCGGAACCGCTGCACCCGATCCTGCTCAGCATCTTGAACAACTTTCCGCAGGTCTTCGGACAACCACAGCCGTCCTGGCATCTGCTGATCTGCCATCCAGAACAGCGTCCCAAGGCTGACTGGGCCTTTACGGAAGGATTTCCAGGCGGGTTCGCAAGGATTCCCGTCAGCCCAATCCTGTGAAAATTCGGGGTCTTCTGCAGACCACGCCGACCAAAGCGTCAAACCAAGGTCATTCGGCAACTCCGAGTGGATCGCCATCCCAACCTTGACCCAATGATCCCGGCTACCAGCGCCCTGCCCTGGGATGACCTTCAACGCGGACTGAATGATCTCAGCCACCTCAGCTGGGTCTCGATCCGAGAAATCCAGCGCCTTGCGATTGCGGATAAAGCCGGCATCTTCAACACCTTTACCGGCCCGCTCCTTCATTTCAGCGATCAGCCAATCAGGAGCCTCTGGAATCGCCTCCAGGTCGCCTTCAAAGCCGTAATGACCTGCTGGAGCCTTCCCATCACTGGAGCCCGGATAAGCCCCGTAGAGGACGCCCTGACGGCCCCAGAGCACCTCATACCCAGCGCCGGTATCCGACAACCCAAAACCCTGCACAGAGGCCCACAGAGTCTCTGGGACGCGGAACAAATATTTCGCTGCGTTGGCCTTAGTCGAGGTGATGACTGGAGCACCCTCAAGCGAATCACCCCATTTCTTTTTCAGGCGGCTGAGATTCCGATCCACATCGAGAATCACGAGTCCCTTACTGCGACCGCCGGTAAAAACGCCGACTGCCTGGAACACATCAGGCTTGCGCTCGATCTGCAGCGCCACATCTGCAGGCGTCATCACGTTGTCGTGACTGTGCTTTGTCGGTGTCTTGCCCTTACTGACAGAACCGGACGGCAACTTTTCGCCCCTGGCGTAGATCGGTGCGTACGCAAACCCCACAGGCAGCTGGCGCACAAACGCCAGCAATTCCTGCGTCTTACTTTGAGACATGCTAGACTCTCACACGAGAATGTTCATCACGCCCCTACTGCCCTTGCAGCTGGGGCGTTTTCTCATGGTAGCCAGATCGTCAAGTCGGTGTTACTGTGTTACTCGTTGCCCTTGGGCGACCATCCAAAAGCACCAACACAATGGGATTTCTATCCAAAAGCGCTTCCGCTGCAGTCACCTCTAATGCAACAGGAGGCGGCTACCTCAGCCTCAGCAAACTGCCCGACGGCGGCAGCGTCCGCTTCGCCCTACTCACTGACGAACCTCTGGAGTTCTACGAATCCTGGGGCCAGTCCAATGGAGTTTCTAAACCCTTCCGCTTCGAATACGAGCCCACTTATGAAGATGTCGTGGCTGAGATGGGCGACTTCGAGCCCCGCGAAGGCCGAGGAGGCCCTGGAACAGCCGACGTAAAATTTGCCATCGCTGTCCCTATTTATTCATACGACACAGGCAAAGTTCAGGTTCTGCAAATTACTCAAAAATCCATTCTTAAGGAGATTGATTCTATCTCCCAGATGGAAGATTACTCTGATTTGCTTAACTGGGATTTCACAATTAGCAAGAAAGGTTCAGGTCTTTTGACCGAATATACGGTTCGTCCTGTACCTCGTAAGAAAGGTTCGCAAGAACACATTGATGCAGCTTGGCTTGAAGCTAAAGCTGAGGGCTTCGACATTTCACGCCTACTCACAGGCGGAAACCCCTTCAAGGCAGCTTAAGTCGGTATAGTGGTTGGGCAGCGGTGCTTCCAACACCCTGCCCACGACCAACCGCACTACCGGCTGATGGCAAAAGCTTATCGCCCGCTCCCTAGCGTTGAACTGCTATGGGAGCTTTTTGATTACAAACCTCTTACCGGAGAACTCGTCTGGCGTAAGGCGCCCTGCAATCGAGTTCGCCCTGGATCGTGCACAGGCTCTATGCACATGCAGGGATATGTAACTACTCGTGTCGACAAAGTTAGTTACCTAACCCACCGCCTTATATGGGCATGGTTACACGCAAAAGATCCCGCAAACTTCGACATTGATCATGCTGACGGCAATCGACTCAACAACACTTGGCGAAATTTGCGCCTTGCAACAACCGCACAAAACGCATCTAACAGCAAAACACGCAAACACAACGCCACTGGCATAAAAGGCGTCCGCCTAATTTCCAGCGGAAATTTTCAAGCCCGAATCACCAAAGCTGGTGTTACACACCACTTGGGTACGTTTCACACTGCGGAAGAGGCTGCGCTTGCGTACAAAAAAGCCGCCGAGCGGTTGCACGGGGAATTTTCTCGTGTAAAGTAAATTTGGGAAAGAATAACTAAATGGCCTCCAACACCCAAGACACGCTGGCAGGACTGCGTAAATGGAGGCTGGAGCAAGACAATTCAGGCCCGTTCCGGGTCTACCGCGACATTAACGGCAATATCTACCATAGTGTTACACACATCCTGAAGGAAACCAGCGACAAAACCGGCCTGGAGCGTTGGGAAGCCCGCTTGGGGCCCGTAGAGGCCAGCTGCCAGCGCAACATCGCCGCCACCCGCGGCAACATGGCCCATTCACAAGCGGAATACTTACTCAAGACCTCAATGCAGCTGGCACGATCCACTGCAAACAAGCGCAATTCAATCCGCTGGGACGAACAGGGCCTGGCACGCATCCCGGCCCCCATCACCCGATGGGCACTCAAACGAGTCCGCCCCAATGTCCCCCGAGTTGGCTGGAGCGCCTCCGGCTATGCCCGCAGCTTGTCTGACTGGATCGCCGAGAACGTCACCGAGATTTTTGCCAGCGAATTTTCCATCCACCACCCCGCCGGCTTCGCTGGAACCTGTGACGCCCTCATCGGTATGAAAAACAATGAGCTGGTGCTAGCCGACTGGAAGACCAGCGTGGGACGCAAAACGGCCATTCATGACGGCCAGGAACGCCTCCCCAACGGCCATTCATACATCGACCAGTGCGGCGCCTACTCACTGGGCCTCAAGCACCTCACAGGGCTATCTCCTACTGGAGCAGCCATCGTTTTGGCACGCCGCTGCGGCCGGCCAAACATTCATTACATGTCGGCTCGTGAACTCGCCGACGCTGAAAACTCATTCATGGCTCGGGTGGAGCTGTACTTCTCGGGCCTAAAGGCCCTCGAAAACGCCATTCAAGAGACTGCCTGAAAAGCCATTCATGTCTCGGGCTTCGCCCTCGACTAAAACCCATTCATGACTGGATCGCCATTCATACTGCCTTGCCAGCTGGGGCTGATACTGGGGCAGCCTGCAGGGTAGGGCTGAGGGTAGGTAATAGTACCTAGCCCGGATACGGCAAAGCCCCGAACCTCGGGGGAGGCTGGGGCGTGCTCACCCCTACGGGGTTCGCACCTTGCGTGGGGCGTAACTGGCGCGAGGCTTGCCCTTATCGGTCCGAGGCTTGCGTGGGGCGTTGGCCGGCTTGCGGGTCGTCGGTGTTGTGCGCGCGTTTTTTGCACTTAATTTCAAGCCTTCAGGCATCAGCTCACTGGGGCATTGGCTGCCCCCGTTGCGAGACTGGCATTGATTCCAGTATGGGACGCAAGACTCCCAAAGCTCCCTGATGCCTTCCTTACCGTGCATGGCGTGGAGCTTCAGGAAGTCCTTCCATTCCTCGGGTGACAGCGTGGAGCGTTCGGCGCAATACCGCAGATCACGCAGGGCCCGTTTCTCCTGGCGGATGATTTCGCGTTCCTGCTCGCGAGCTTCCCTTGCTAGTTGCTGGCGTTCTTTCTGACTGGTGAACATGCCTAAGGGTTGGGCAATACCCTCTAACACTAGCGCAGCGGTCAACCCCTACCAGCCAGGTTGCTAAGTGTAACAAAAGCAAGGGGTAACGGCTGGAGCGGCGATAGGATTGCGCTCAGTCACTTAGGGAAGCCCTCCCATGACAATCCTCCGAACGACAGAACCGCGCGGCACCTTCCGCGTTACCTACGAAACCGTGACCGCAGAATCAGCCGAGCAGGGAGACTGCGCTGATCGCGGCTGGCTCGATTGGCTCGGCTCACCCGTCGATCAGTATTTCGATTCTGTGTGGGATCTGCGCGACCTTACAGACAAGCTTGCTGGTTGCTACGCAGAAGGTGACGGCGACAGGCTGCCCCGATGGGTCACGGTTGACCCTGGCTCGGACTTCTGGTTGTCTCCCTTCTGGCGTGATCTTGCCGGTGAGGATGCCCTAGGCGTTACCGCTTCGGTGCACCGTCCCGACTGGATAACTGACGCCAGCTGGCTCCGAGTCTGCCGGATGCTTGGCTGGCGCGGTTGACCGCTTGCCGGTTCTGCTGTAATGTAGTTCACGAGACCCAACCCTGAGGCTCACACCATGGAAACCAAGCACCGCATCGCACCCGTTCCCGTCACCGTAGAAGGCTGGCTGCAGTCTCTTGCTGGCGCTATGACTCACACCCGTCGCCCCGATGGCACGGGCTACTGGCACCTAAGCGAAGCTGCCTACTGGGAGCCAATCCGCGAGCAGCTGCAGGACATCTGCCGCGAGGCTCACCGTGGCGAACTGCCGAACGACTGGCGCTTGGAGATGATCAGCGACCTTGCCGAATGTCTGCTCGAACATAGCGAACCCGAGTCCGAACCCTGGGGTGCTGAACAGTACGGTGAGGTCGCGTTTGAAGTGGCCGACGCGCTGGCATCCTGCAGCACGACGCAGTTGTCTGATTGGGTCAGCGATAACGCCAATCGGGGGTATTTTGCTGATCCCGATCTGATTCAAGGTCTGGTCTGCGACATTCCCACGATGCTGCGTTGGCGTCAGTGTGAGGAACTGCAGCTTATGGCGCTGGCGATCGTGCACGCTTGCGAGAGGCTCACCACGTCCGGTTAACTGGCACGCCCACCGATCAACGGCCCGGCCAAACGGTCGGGCTTTGTTGTGTTGATCTAAGATTGAACCAAACGGCCACGGAGTTTAGAACAGTGAGCGAACAGCCGGAAGCTATCAACAAAGCGCCGGAAGTTGCGCCGGAAGCTGTAGACAATAAGCCGCACCCATACGGCAGACGGAACCCTGATGCCTGGATTGAAGAACGCCAGCGGCGCTTGTTTCTTAAGCAGCTGAGCGGTCAGAGTGCACGCGCTTTGGTGTATGAACACGCGACACGTGAAGGTGTAAGCGTAAGCACCGCTTGGCGTGACTACGCAGTGGTGCAAAGCTGGAATGAGTCGGACTGGCAAACGGAACGCGACAAAACGGTGTCACGCATCCAGCAGATGCGGCTCCGTTGCATTGAAGGCGCGATCCGGGCGAAACAGTTTGGCACCGCTCAACTGTTGCTGCGTGACCTTGGCGCTGTTGTTGGTGAGGTTGCACCGGAAGCGGCAGCCGCTGCAGCGCCGACCCTCCAGATCACGGTGGAAGATAAGCGCCAGGCTTGACCGCTGGCCGCTTGTGTGCAACAATAAGGGGCAAGTCACACCAAGACCCCCAGATGACCCAATCCGAACGCGGTTTCCTCGCCTACCTGATCTGCACGCTGCCGATTGTGGCTGGCGTCCTACTGATGGGCTTCGACAATGCCGCACAACTCAAGCGCTGCGAAGCCAGCGGCCGCCAGGCCGCAGAGTGCCGGCTTCTCGTGCTGGGTCGATAAGCTCTGCTGATGTTACAGAGTGTGACAGTATCAGCCCCACTACCTCTCTCCGTGTGCTACACTATGGGAGTCCACCTAGGGGAACCCTCCCATGGTCAACATCACAGAACGCGCCAGCAAGCCCGAGATCATCTCCGCCGCACTGGAACTAACCGACCAGCAAGCAGCCACCATCGAGCGGTTGCAACAACAACAGCGGATCCTCTGGGCCGCACTAGCAGCGCTCACAGCCTGGGCGCTACTCTAGCACACAACAGCCGGGGGGTGACCTCCGGCTTTTTTGCGGCCGTAGCGGTGCCCTGGGAACCTACTGACATATCCTCAATTCCCTTCACTGTTACACACCGGGGGCAGGGGTTCAATTCCTGTAATACCCTAGAAAGTACCCTCCTACATAAAAATGCCCGAATCTGCTGGAGCACTCACCCTCCGCTACGCCCAGGGTCAAGTCTTTAGCAGCCGAAAACGCTTCAGAGTGTTGGTAGCAGGCCGCCGCTTCGGCAAAAGTTACCTCTCATGCATCGAATTATTGCGTGGGGCGATCGAAAGGCCGGGCGAAACCTTCTTTTACGCGGCCCCTACATACCGGATGGCGAAGGATATTGCCTGGAAAGTCCTGAAAAAACTAGTCCCGAAAGCCTGGATCAAGAGCAAAAACGAGACCGACCTCAAGATCGAACTAGTGAACGGCTCCACGATTGAGCTGAAAGGCACTGAAAACGCCATGGCCCTACGCGGCCGAAGCCTCGCTGGCGTGGTGCTGGACGAAGCCGCCTTCATGGACAGCGAAGTCTGGTTCGAGGTGATCCGCCCCGCGCTAGCCGACAAACAAGGCTGGGCACTCTTCATCTCCACCCCAGACGGCACAGCTAGCTGGTTCTACGAACTCTGGCAATACGCCGATAGCGGCGATTCCGACTGGAACCGCTGGCAATTCACCACCATCGACGGCGATAACGTCCCCCCAGAAGAAATTGAAGCTGCCCGCGCCCAACTCGACCCACGCACCTTCCGCCAAGAATTTGAAGCCAGCTTCGAGAACCTTTCGGGCCTCGTCGCCGTCTCCTTCGGAGACGAAAACATAGACAAGCAGGTCCAAGACCTACCAATCCTGCCTCTACTACTCGGTCTGGACTTCAACGTCGAGTTTATGGCCGGCGTTTTTGCGGTCAAAAAGGGCGAAGACCTCTGGGTATTCGACGAACTGGTACTAACTGGCGGCGCCACAACATGGGATTTTTGCGAAGCCGTCCAGCAAAAGTTCGGAATTGAGCGCCGCATCATCGCCTGCCCCGACCCAACGGGTGGAGCGCGTAAAACAGCCGGCGTCGGTCAAACAGACCACTCAATCCTCCGAAAATCCGGTTTTACGGTGTCAAGCCCTCGTGCTCCATGGAAAATCCGCGACAAAATCAACGCGGTCAACATGGGTCTTATGGATGCAACGGGCAAACGCCGCATTTTCATCCACCCACGCTGCAAAGAACTCATCAAAGCCTTACGCACACTGACCTACGCCCCCGGAACCGGCCTTCCAAACAAGAACTTGGGCGTCGATCACGCTTTTGACGCCCTCGGTTACCTATGTCTCCAAAGCTTCAACCTCGCCAAACCCGAAACACTTGGAGCCACTAACTATCGAGTGTGGTGATCAACTCCTGTACAGCCTTGTGCGCCTCTTCTGCCGTGGAATAGGACAAGGTTGAGTACAACTTTTTGTCTCTTCGCACCTGTCCTATCCACCGCAGCTTTTTTCTATACACGTGTTTATACGGTGATCGCCGTCTTTTATGCCCTTTCTGGTTACCGATATTGGCCCCACGCTTTAACAGACGCAGATTTTCCCACCGGTTATCCATCCCGTTTCCATTGATGTGATCGACCATCAAATCACCTGGATCTTCACCGGTCATGTACATCCAGATCAATCTGTGCGCCAAATACGTCACACCATGAAATTTGCCGGCGTAATACGTCTTTGTACTGTTAGAGCCTTTACCTAGCGTGGTTTTGCTACCAAACCGCGTACCGGGCCGAACTCTCGACTGAGGATCGGGTAACTGCCAAATAAGTTCCCCTGTTTTTGGGGTATAGAACAAGCACTCCTGCAGAACGTACTGCTCTGGAAGGGGTTTGGGCATGACTTAGACAGACTTCATGTAGATCCTAGCACGCTAGACTTGTGTATATGCTTCCGTCCGATGGCAAAGAAGCCGACTAAAGCCCAGAAAAAAGTCGCCAAAGTCATGCGTGAGTATGGCAAAGACGAACTGCACTCGGGCAGCAAGAAAGGCCCCGTGGTGAAATCCCGCAAACAAGCCATCGCCATCGCCATGAGCGAAGCCGGCATGACCAAAAAACCCGCCAAAAAGCGCAAAAAGTAGTCATGGCACGCAAAAAACCCGGCGATCCCGGCCTTTACGCAAATATTGCCGCCAAACGCAAGCGCATCGCTGCCGGAAGCGGCGAAAAAATGCGCAAACCCGGCACTAAGGGCGCCCCAACCGCCGCCGCCTTCAAAGCAGCCGCCAAAACAGCTAAAAAACGCAAATAGTCCACTATGTCCGTCAATAACGGCACCATCTACGACGGCGAACTAACCGTCTACGACGCTGGCACCCGCACCAGTGCCGGCTTTTTCACAGTTATCGACGCCACAGCCAATTACTGGTCTTTCCAAATAACCGTTACCAACCACACCAGCGGAAACATCGACTTCGATTTTGACGGCAGCCTGGACGGAACCAACTGGGGCCATATCACTGTCAGTACAAAACACGCCGGCAACCTAACAATTAACGAAAACACCACCGTTATGTACTTCGCTACAGGCAGCCCCTGCCGCTATGTACGCGCACACATTGTCTCTATGCCATCCGGTCCAACCGTTGCCTGCAAGGTTGGAGCAATGTAATGGCAATTCAAACAGTCAACGGCGGCTGCGTCCACATCGAAATCGATGCTGAAGACGGACTCACCCACGCAACATTCGTCTTCAAATCACCCCAAAACCCCGAAATTCTCGGCGGCTTTGTCTCAATGCTCGCCCAAGGCATCGAAGTACTGGTACCTATAACCGATCCCGACGACGAAGAGGAAGACGATGATTGAGTCTCTGCCAAAATAGGTACAAAGTAGGAGTCAAGCCGTGGTCTACAGCGCCAACATCCCCCCAACTGGAGCTGTAGTCAGCGAATCCCCGTTCGTCCGCAGCCTAGACGTCATCGCAATGATGTCCGACTGGAGCGTCATGGCTGCAGTAACTAAGGGCACGAACTACATCCGCGACATGGCGGAAACCTACCTTCCCCAAGAACCCCGAGAAGATAACGACGCCTACCAAACCCGCGTCGACCGAAGCGTCCTCAGCCCCTATACCAGCCGCCTAATCGAGACCGCCGCTGGCGCCATCCTGCGCAAACCCATCCACATCGAAGGCGACCCCTACTGGCTGGAACTTGCGCAAAATATCGACGGCATCGGCTCCAACATTAACGAATACGCCCGCCGCGCCCTGGTAAGTAGTCTCACCTATGGCCACAGCGCAATTCTGGTCGACTACCCTGCCGCCACTGGCGCAATGAATTTGGCGGAAGAACGTGCCCAAGGCCGCCGCCCCTATTTCGTCCACATTGATGCCCCTCAAATTTGGAGTTGGCGCAAGGAATCCACAACCAACCGCCTTCTCCAAGTCCGTATTCACGATTATTCAGTACGTCCTCTCAACGAATTTGGCGAAGAACAAATTGAAGAAATGCGTGTCATTTATCCAGGCCGGTATGACCTATACACACTGGGCCAAGAAGTAGTTGAATTTAGCGAAAGTGGCGGCTACAGCCTTACCGAAATTCCGCTGGTTCCTATTTACAGCAACCGTCGAGGCGTTCTCCAATCTCAACCTCCTTTATTGGACATCGCCAACCTCAACATCACCCACTATCAACGCCAAGCAGACCTAATCCACGCGCTCCACATTGCGGCCATGCCCACCCTCGTTTTAGAAGGCTGGGACGACACCACCGGCAGCGCAACGATGGGCGTCAACTACGCCATCGCCATGCAACCGGGCAACAAGGCGTATTACGTCCAAGCCGACGCCACCAGTTTCGACGCCCAAATGGCCGAACTCCAATCCCTGGAAAGCCAGATGTCGACGCTGGGCGTCACCAAACTCTTCGGCCAGAAGTTTGTGGCTGAGTCTGCCGAGGCCAAGCGCATCGACCAAGCCCAATCCAACAGCGTCCTCTCAATCATCAGTCAAGAGCTGGAAAGCGCCCTAAATCAAGCCTTTGCTTTCGCCGCTCAATACGTCGGTATCGAACCACCAGAAATCACCATCGACCGCGACTTCGACTACTACCGCTTGATCGGCCAAGACGTCTCCGTCCTGGCACAACTCAACCAAATGGGCAAGATCAGCGACGCCATGCTGCTGGAAGTCCTCCGTCGTGGCGAAGTCCTCCCCGACAACATCAACATCGAAGACGAAATGGAAGCCGCCGGCAAACTAGCCACAGAAATCACCGAAGAAGCCGAAACCACCGAAGAACCCGGTTCCGAAGACTCCATGGACGAGTCCAACTAGTCTTAACTGCTAAAGTACAAACGTCCAAGTAACACATAACCGTGCCCGAAGAACAGCAAGCCCCAGTTACTCCTGTGGAGACTGGAGCGCCTCAGCCTGTGGCTGACAGCCTGGATCTGGCCGCCCAACTCGAAGCGCTCCGTGCGAAAAACCAAGAGCTAATCGCCGAACGCCGTAAAGACCGCGAAAACCGCGAAACCCTCCAGAAACAACTGGAGGAAGTCCGCGCAGCACAAGAACAAGCTAAAACCGCAAAACTTGCCGAATCTGGCGAGTACAAAACGCTTTGGGAAGAGGCGCAAAACACTGTTGCTGAACTCAAGCAACAACTGGCCACAAAAGAAGCCGAGGTCGATCAAATTCGCCAAGGTTTTACACAAGAACAAGTCAAATCTGCCGCCATCGCTCAACTTTCCCAAGCTGGTGCATTAGCGCCCGATCAGCTGTATCGTCTATTGCAGGAGAACTTACGTGCCAAAGAAGGACAGCCTGTGGCTGTTGTCGGCGGCGTCGAAGTTCCAGTTGGTGAATACATCGCCAACTTAAAAAACCCCGGCAGCGGTTACGAGCATCATTTTGCAGCCACGAACCGCGCCGGCATGGGCGTCACGGGTAGTGCCCGTACCACCGCCCTCCCCGGCCAAGCCAACCCCTGGTCCAAGGACGGCTGGAACGTCACTCAGCAAATGATGATGCTTGCCAGCGACCCCGATAAAGCCCGGTTGTTGAGAGCCGAAGCCGGAAACCTCTAGCCCCTGTGGGGCACCTCCCCAACCTGACTCCACTGGAGCTATCCAATGTCTGCTTCTAACAGCAACTTCGGGGGAACTTTTCTCTCGAACCTCGTAACTCGCCCCGAGTTTCTTCAGTACACCGCTGAGGGCATCTTCGAGCAATCGAAGTGGATCCAAAGCGGCATCATCCAGCGCAACGCTGCTCTGGACGCCCGCGCTGGCGGAACCCGCGTGCGCGTGCCGTTCTTCGACCCCATCGCCCCCACCGAAACCCAGATCCTCTCTACCTCCAGCTGGAATGGTGGCCTGGGTTATCTGACCGCCCAGAACGTCACTGCCGACGAGCAGATCATGACGATTCTGCACCGTGGCTTCGCCTACGCCGCTGACGACCTCAGCAAGCTGGGCTCTGGCGCCGACCCCCTGGCCCACGTCCGCAACCAACTGTCTGCCGCCATCAACAAGCTGAAGACCGCCACCCTGGCAGCCCAACTGCTGGGTCTGTTCGGCGGCATCTCCGGCGCTGGCGTGCTGGGCGCCAACCAGACCAACAAATCGTTTGCTGGTGTGCCCGGTTCTATGACCGAGGCCAACTTCCTGAACGTGGCCAACGTGGTGGCCGCCAAAGCGAAGCTGGGTGAGAAGGGCGACATGCTCGACTCCATCGCCATGCACTCCAACGTGGCGTATTACCTCCAGCAAGTCGGGATGCTGACTTTCAGCACCTCGGCCCTTTCGACTGGTGGTGCCGTTACTTGGGGTGGCGGCGGCGTGGGCATTACCCAAACCGAAGTGCCTTTCTTCGCCGGTCTCCGCGTCGTCATTGACGACCAACTGACCTACCTGACCGGTGGTACTTCCACCCATGCGGTGAAGTATCCGGTCTATCTGTTCCAGAGTGGCGTTGTTTCCGAAGGTATTCAGCAGGATCTGCGTCTCGCTGCAGACCGCAACATCCTGTCCATGCAGGACATCCTGGCCGTTGATTACCACTACGGTTATCACGTGACCGGCACCAAGTGGGCCGACGCTGGTGACAACCCCACCAACGCTTCGACCTCTGGCAACCTGGCCAACACCAGCAGCTGGAGCCTTGTCTACAGCGCAGCCAAGCAAGTGCCCCTGTGCCGCCTGCTCGTAAACACACCCTTCGACCTAACGGCGTACTGATAAACCGCATTACTTGCGGTATGATACGGGCCTCTTTCGAGGCCCTTTTTCATGGAAACACGCCCAATCCCCTCTGTGATTGGCTACAGCGCGTCAATAGACGGAGAAATCATTAGTCACCACCGACTTGAACCATTTCCCCTGAAACAAACGAATCACACGCAGGGATATAAGCAGGTAAACCTGAAAACCCCCAAAGGCTTTCGCACAAGACTCGTGCATGTGCTTGTGTTAGAGGCATGGGTCGGACCCAGACCTGAAAAGCACGTCACCAACCACAAGAACGGCGATAAAACAGACAATCGCCTTGAAAATCTGGAATACGTGACGCAGACAGACAACATGCGTCACGCTTATGCGACAGGGCTAAGTCCAAAACCCCCGACTAGATACGGAGAAGATCTCAAACACCTAGCAAAGATGACCACAGAAAAAGTCCTGGCTCTACGGGCTGAAACAGACCGCGAACCAGGCTACTTAGAACGCTTCGGAGTCAAGTACGGCATTAGTGCCGCAACAGTGTCAAAAATCTTGCTGCGACAGACTTGGAGGCACGTTTAAGCCTCGATTTCCCCAATCCGCACCTTTTCCTGGTACTCAAAAATTTCAGGAGCACGCCCAACCAACTTGTACGAGTGGGTCAGCAGTTCACGAAACACGTGGGCGCTGACCTGCAGTTCCTGTTGAATATCTTCCGCCTGCTCTCCAGCGGCGAACTTGGCACGAATCGCTTCAGCAACAACTTCAAGCGAGCGCATTTGAGCACCCGGAGCAGCCGAAACCACCGGCGTTTCTACACTGCTTTCAGTGTTGGCAGTTTTGCGAGCAGGCATGGGAACCGTCCGTCTTTTCGTACTACATGATAAAACCCGTTCTTACGTTGACGTTCCCTACGGCAAACATCTCGAAGCCCAAGCAGACCTAGAAATGCAAGGCGCCGAGGTGTACCACGCTGCTCTACTAAGCACCCCACCCAAATCAAGGAATTACAGGACTGGCGCTAGACTCAAACAAAGGATGTTTTAAGCCGTGCCCGCCGCTATTGACGCCACATTAAGCGGAGCCTCGGCCAACTCATACGTGACGCTGGCTGGCGCCAACACCTATTTCGAAACCGTTCCAGATAGCAGCACCTGGACAAACAAAACCGACGACCAGAAAAACCGCGCTCTAATCTCCGCCACGCGCTGGATCGACGCCCTCAGTTTTTACGGCGACCGCTGCACTACAACGCAAGCACTGAAATGGCCCCGTGACGAGTACACCGTCGACGGCGTAGACCTCGCCTGCACCTTGATACCTGAACCCATCAAGGTCGCCACCTACGAACTGGCACGAGCCCTTGTTAACGACACCGACTCCATCGTCGGCAGCACCGGCACCACGGGCATTTACGACCAAGTAGAACTCGGCGAACTCAAAGTCAAATACAACAAAACAAGCCAAACCAGCGGCGTCATCA